GATCCAACTAATCGGAAACGACTTGGATATGTTCCCGATCCACTTTTCACCTTTTCCCACCAACTTATTGACATCGACACGTCATTGATAGCGTAAATTGTGGGCGAGTTCGTGATATCAATGAAGTCATCAGTGTTATCAAAGTCAATTGAGAAATTACTCTGGACTGAACTACCACTTACCAAATCTTCCACAACATCGCCTGTGAATTCGACGCTTTGTGTAACAGACTGTTCACCAATGAGTTCACGCTCAGCAGAGTCACTGAATTCAACACCATCTTCGGCCGTTCCGAGAAAAGCGAAACCACCTTCTGCTTCGTCGTTAAATTCCACAGAATCGGTAGCTGAAGCTGCGGTGACTTTTTCGCCTTCAGCAGCATCCGAAAATGCCACCCCGTCTTCTTCATCAAGTACATAGGTGAAAAATTCTGCAATTTCACCATCCGCAGAATCATCGAACATCGCACGATTTCGAGGTTTGACACTGTGGACTTCTCTGGCTTTTGATCCCTCAGTTTGTTGTCCCGTGATTACGTATCCAGTTCCAAACTCAAATTCATCAATTTGTGTTATGTCGTAACGCTTCCCGTGTACCACAAAATAATCACGCAGAGCGGGTTCATAGTCACGCTTATCTCTAGCGTCTAAAATGATCCGCTTTGCGGACGTATCAAAAACTGCACCCATTGTGAAGTTTTTGTTAGTTGCGATATACGAGAGATCGTACACAAATTTCTGTTCAAGTGAACGCGGCAGAACGATGATCTTACGGAATGACCAATCAAGGATACTCAGATCGTTGACGCCATTTCGGTAATCATTGTTGTTAACCTCACGATGAAAGGTCACAACACCGCCGTAACGACGCTTTAAGTCGTACAGCATATTCGTAATAAATCGTGTTGCTACCTTTGGGTGAGACATTTCAGTCGCCTTTCCAGAACTTGGAAACAATCAACCCCGCTATGCTTGTGAACAACGCCCACATGATTTTCACCATTGTGTTCCGCTGTTGTTCAATTCTATCGACACGAATTATCAGTCCTTTTTGTGGTTCTTCCGGCGATCCGTAAAGTCCGGCGGACAATCTGTCCAGTTTGCCATCCATGCTGTCTAAGCGCTCATCCTGGTGAGCGAAACTTTGGATCAACGTAGTCATGGCCGGGTCTTCGCAACCACATTTGATGCATTTCACAGGTTCAGCCATGCTTAGCTCCAATAAAATCCGGCCCTCGGATTTTACTCCGAGGGCCGGTTCGAGTTCAAACTCAAGGACGACGCTTAGGCCAACAGAACCGCGCCCAAGTTGGTGTCCAGTTTCTCCACGCCGAACAGAATGTCCAACGTAACCAAGTGGCCTTGTCCGCGACCTTCGTAGGTGATGGTCACGCGCATTGCCAAGTTGTTGAAGTTGGAAACGCCGCTGATTGCACCAGCGCCAGCGCGTGGAGCAGCCAGAGGACGCATCACCATTGCCAGAGCATCGCGGTGGAACGCGAAGTTGTAGTTACCGGCATGGCCGTAACCCACAACGTCGTTGTTCGCAATCGCAGTTTCCAGCGGGCGATCCAATTCGATGTGATAAGCGCCACCGCCTTGCGAGGTCACATCCACGATCGAATATTCACCATCCAGAGCAACGTTCGGCGCACCTGCCGTGTTGAAGCTCACCAACTGTCCGACGTGAGGAATGCCCGTGCCATCGACGCGGATTTCCTTGTCGTAACCAGCCGGATAAGCCGACACGCCAGAGTGACCTGCCAAATCCACCAGACCCGTATTGGTCTGTTGAATATTGGAAGCACCCGCCGACACAACGGTTCGCAATGCACGATTCAAAGTCAAATCGTTCGCACTGATCCCGATGATTCGGTACGGCATGATGTCCGTCTCGAACGTGATGTACTCACCAACGGCAAAACCAGCACCGCTGTCGACAGCCACAACCGTGTCACCGATAGCCGTATCGGCCGACAGTTCGTCAGCTTGCGCGGACGGCGAGGTTGCAGTCAACAGCGACGGCGTGTTCTGCGCCATCATAACATCGAAGCCGAGCAATTCACCCAAGCTGGCGTTACGCAATGCTGTTCCGTTGTCACCGATCTTCTCGGCGCTGTTGAACAGATCGAGTTCCAGAACGTCCGTCTTCGTCGAGGGCGAAATCACAAGATTGCGGCCCATCTCGTATGCCTTGTTCTCGTCCATTTCCTGGCCGAGTTCCAGCAACTTACGCTTGACGTTGTTGACGTTCAGACTTTGCAAATCACCAACCGCGTTGTCGAGGAATTGATAGACCTGGCCCATCAAGATTCGGTCAACCTTGCGAGCGATGGACAAAGCCGCCGGACGCAGATAGACACGAACCAAATCCTCGAAGCTGAAGGACTGTTCCGAGTCCTTGATCGTGAACGACGTGTGAATGTGCTGATTCAACGTCACGGCGACGTTGGTCGCGCTCGACGCCTGCACGGTCACATCATCATTCGCGCCCTTACGCTTCGCAGTATACTCATTCGGTCGGCGGGTATTAACCACATCGCCGAAGTCTTGGATTTCATCGCTGAAATCACGATGAACACGGTTGCCGATGACCATGTTCTCTTCCAAAATGGCCAGCGTTTCGGCGGCCCAAACTTCCGGTACCCACGCGTCCAGGCTGTTATCGTAGCCGGTGAACTGTGGCTTGCACAAAAGAAATTTCACGTTTCTTCTCCTGTTATTGAGGTTAGAATCAATCGAACCCCGCTTGTTATTGACCCCCACTCATCGAACCGTAAAGAGCTTGCGGGTTCTCTTTACGTAGACGCCGGAATTCGGCCGGGTTTTCGCGAGCGAGCTTAGCTGGATCAATCTTCTTACCGTTGCCGGTATTCTTCGATCCGCCCAGCCCGCCTTTCATCGTATCCTCGAACAAATTCGAGTATTCGTCGAGTTCCTTCATCCGTTTGACGGCCTCGTCGATTGTGTACTCCATTACAATGGCTTGCTTAGTCTTCGCGTCAACGTCGGGGAACTTGACGACGGGAGTAAACTCACCATTTGGTTCTCCATTAACCTCACCTTCCTTGAATGTAATCATCGGTCCGAGAATGGCGCGAATCTGCGACGAGTTAACCGCCTTGTGTTTGTTGGCGGCATCTGCAATGTCGCTACTCGCTGCCTTTGTCTCGAATCGTTTCTTCCACGATTCACGTTCACCGTTCAGATTTTCGATCTGGCCAGTGAATTGTGTGCGCTCCTCAGTGGCCTTGCGTTCAGCCTTCTGTGTATCCGTCAGGTATTGTGACTCAAGTTCTTCAATTCGCTTCTGAAGTGAGCCACGTTCTTCCTCGGATAGACCCTTGTTCTTCTTCTGTTGTTCAAGTTGGTCTGCGAGGTCTTTTTGAGTCTTCTTGAGGTCAGACTCATGTTTGCGACGCATGTTGGCCATGTGCGAATCGAACTCTTGCTGCGTGTAAGTCTTAGCAGCACCGCCGCCAGCGCCTCCGCCAGCACCGCCACCACCTTGACCGTCGCCTTGACCGTCGCCTTCACCATCGAAACCAATGAACGGGCCGATAAATTTGCGAACCATAGTTTCCTCATACCTTACGTAGTTTCACAGACCGAACATCCGCCAAATACGGGCGTATAAATAACCAAGCCCTACGACTTGGAATGCCCGCGGTAAAATGTTCGGGTGCAGTAGTGCGGTTGTAAGTGGCACGCGCACTACTGTAACCATCAGATGAAATGGCTAAATTTTGATGTTCCAAATCAGGATCAACGCCATCCAACAAAGCTAAAGCAATCTCATAGGCAGCTTTTTCAACGTTATCTGGAACTGTTACCTCATCATTGCGAGGAAACTCAAGTTCCTGATCTGTGACGGTTTTGCTACCTGAAAAACGCAAACGATCAATTAACTGGGCGGCTTCTGCTAGGGCACGAATACGCTGATCTTCGGTCGCTTCGTCCCACGGCTGATAAAACAGCTTTTCAGTGAAATAAGCATCGCCGCCAGCGGGTGTGCCATAGTATGCCATTTTAAGCTCTCCAGATTATCCGGCTGATACTTTCAACGACCCAGAATCAGTATACAGTTGACCGGCTTCCGATGGATCGCTCGTTGGCACGGCTCCAAGAGCACTCAAACCAAGTGGCACAATTTGCAGCATCATGTCGTGCAACAGGATAAACGCTTTGTTGTAATCCTGCCAATCTGGTCCACGATACACGTTGGCATTGGGTCGACTATCACTCGTCCCATCCCAAATGTCCGTCGTAGCCTGTCCAACGACATTAACCGTTCCACCGTTATTCCACAAACCTGTTCCAAACAGCGGAATCACTCCAGCGGCGCTAAGGCCAAGAGGTTGAACTCGACGTTGTAGTCCCTGGATTCGCGTAACGAGTTCACGCCAATCCGTTCCATCCGGTGCTCGGTCATCCGAAGCATCGGGCCGAGTTTCGGTAACGCCATCCCAAACATTGGGATAGGTTGCAGTTCCAGCACCACTCAACGTGAGTATACCCACAGGAACGCCAGGAGTCGTTGTTGAAACAACTGGAGCATTCATCGTGTCCAAGTCAATATCGGCCGTTGTTGAAACAGCGATATTCATCTTTTCCACGCTTGTACCACTGAATGTCAAATCAAGTCCACCAGCGGCATTGATGTCCGTGCCGGTAACAGCAACGTCACCCGCAACGTAAGCAACGCCATTGACGCTCAAACCAGCAAGAGCCAAATCTACTGCGGTTTGCAAATCATTGTCCGTAATCGCAAAACCGAGAGGAGTTACAACAACTGCCGTATTACCTGGCAGAGTGATCGTCAAACTCCAAGTGCCACTCGTTGCATTGATTTCAGCCAGGTTCTGCACTTCATCGGTGCCAGCACCACTTCGATATAGTTGGCTTGTTTTGCTCGGATCAGCACCGGCAAAAACACCAAGGGTGCTCAGTCCAATACCATCCAAGACCTTATCGAACGCCTTGATCTCATCGACCAAGCGTCGCCAATCCGCACCATCTGGACCTCGCTTGACGCCACCATCTGGTCGAACCTCGGATGAACCATCCCAAACACTAGTCGGAAAGCTTGCCATCGGATGTGCCTCTTACTTTCTTTTCCCCATCGGGGTTGTTATCAGGATTCTGTGATTGCTCTTTCTCGGCCATTGCACCTTCATGGTCATCAGTTATACCGCGAGCACCAGGATTAGGAGCGCCAAACCCTGCGGTCTGCGCCTTCTGGATTTCAAGCTCACGTTGTTTCTTTTCCTCGGCTGCTTTCTCAGCTTCACCTTCGGGATAACCACGAGCCTTCGATGCACCAACACGAGAAACCAAACCGGCTTCCACGTCAGAACGAATCTGAACGGGATCGGCAGTTGGAAACTTTGCATTGTTTATTTCGCCGAGAATCGCTTCGAGTTCAGAATCAGGAACCTTACCACAGAGCAAAATTTCTGCTATCTGCGTTTGGATTGCCTTATTGAATCGCGGCGATGAAACAGCGTATGCTGATTTCGACAACTGGTCAGCATCCTTGCGTCGTTCCTCATCACTCTTTAATGAGTAGCGTTTCGGATAGAACACAGTGACTTCTGCGTCACTGGCTTCATAATACTTCCAAAACTCTGCGATCTTTCGTTCAGCGTGTTCTAACTCCAAACCAATCGCTGATAGTCCCGCCTCAAGGCCGCGTTCATCCAACTCTTTGGATTCGGCCGAACCGTATCGGGATTTGATATTCGATAAAGCAAGATTGACCAAAGCACGAATATCGTCCTTCATGGCCTTCTGCTTTTCCATGCTGACCTTTAGCGGTTCCGACGATGGATTGATGAATGCAGGTGCTTCAGCACCCATCGGGTAGCGACGACCATCAGTCGAACCTACTTTTATTGCATCCGGGTTTCGTCCATCTACGGTCGCTTCTGAACCTTGACCTTGGTTCGCGAGTAACTCGAACTTTTGGTCATATTGTTCAACATAGAACGGGACATTCGATCGAAGTGCATAACCAACGTCTGAACTTTCCAGATTCGTTAATGCAATTTGATGATTTGCGATATCACTCAAAAGTGGCGATCGCATATCCATAATATGCAAAGGAATCTCCGGAATTTCCAGAGTAAGTATTGCATCGTCAAAAGTTAATGCCTGTGTTCCGTCTTCGAGCAGTGGTTTTCCGAATTCGTCGAACTCAACACATTTAACAAGTCCAAGGTCTTCGTCAACCCAGTACAACCGATACTTCTCAGTCAACGCTTCTACGAGTTGAAACTCAGGTTCAGTTTCCTGAATTCGCAGCCGAAGTAAGACTCTCTTGAGTCTATACTCCTCATCCCGTAGGTAGTATTCCCAGTTACGAATGTCTTCGGCTGGGAATATGTACGTGTAAGGATGTTGATACTGTCGATCTCGAAGTGTACGACGACCAGTGATCGCATAGTTATCGACGTATATGCCGACTTTGCCCATGAACAAATATTCATCAAGCACTTCTGTGCCGATGAAATGGTTCATGTTTGAACACTTCAAATCCACACCACCAACTTTACCCGAAACAGCTTTCAACCACGATTCAGGACCACCTTTTCGTATGATGGCATCAAAGCGTTGATAAATCGAATTGCGAATGTCAATAATCGCAGATTTAGCAAAACCGGCGACTGGCGTAATTCGTTTTCGTCTTTCAAAATCCGTTGCATCTTCGGCATCCGAAAACTTTTCAACGTACTTCTCAATGAACTGATCGCCACCACGTTGCACATAACGGAACTTCGTCCACTCAAGTGCTTTGAGAAGATATTCCGGGTGCATCAAGAAAGCGATATTAGGATCGTTTTTCTTCTCACTCGTCATAGGAAGCTCTTTATGTTCTGATTGGTTGCGAATGAAGCCGCCAACGGCAATGCCATTTCCGCGTAATTACGGGCATGACCATAGTGATCGGGGCCAGTTTTGGTGTAAATCGCGATATCATCCTTGTCGGTGTTGTCTTCACTGGTTTTATATTTCTTGACTAAATTCTTGACATGCACCCTATACAAGGGTGGCAAATCAAGTGGGAAAATAATTCGACCCGTACGAATCCTTCCTAGTGAAGTATCTAACCAAAAAGTACGATTCACGTTAATCATGTGTTCTTCTTCGTCTGCTGAGATAATCATTTTCTTCGAGCCGACGCCGCGTGCGTAGTGGCAACGTTTTGCTCGTCCAATGAATTGACAGCAAACATCGTATACCGCACGTTCCTCAGGTTGTTTATCAATTACTAGATACGTGATCTTAAACTCACGAGCTAGTTGTACTATCTGTGAGAAGTGCTCAACTTCACCAACCTTGAGGATTTCACAATCTGCAATGAAATTTATGTCTGGTCCAAACTTTGGGAATAACCAGCCATCAATCTCAAAATGCAGCATCTTACCAACGTCAACGCCCATCGTCTTGATCTTAAACTCAGGCGG